CCACCACCAGTAGTATTTACATTTAAACTTTCAAAACCAACTGCAACATTATCTACACCAGTAGTATTTGAATAAAGCGCAAAAGATCCAACTGCGGTATTAGCTCCACCAATAGTATTTGATTTTAAACTTTCAAAACCAATTGCGGTATTAGATTCTCCAGTAGTATTTGAAGTTAAACTATAATTACCAACTGCGGTATTACCACCACCAGTAGATATCATATTTCCAGTATTAATTCCTATTATTGTGTTATGTTCACCAGTAGGAAGTGGCAAAGGAACTGAATTAGTACCAAAAAAAAGATTATTAGATATAACATCATTATAGATAGGTATAGTATAAGGAGTAGCAGAAGAAGCAGCCACATTAATACCAATTAATCCATTGGATAATTCCCCTAAATTAACTTGATTAGGTAAAGATGAGTTTGAATTAGAAACCCAAAAAGTAGCTAAAGTAGGAAAACTTGAATTACTTGGAACATTATATAATTCAGAAGTATCAGTAAAATAAGCATATCTTTCTTGATCTCTTAAAATAAAAGTATTCATCCCACCAAGAATAGAAACTGTAATACTAAAACCACCAATAGTATTATTATAAATATCATATTTATTTACTTGAACAGGAGAAAAATAAACATTAATATTTTTAGATAAAGTTCCAGAAAATATAATAATATTATTACTAGATTGAGCAGAAGTTAAGGTTATGTTAATACTTGCAGATACATCTAATCCAAGTAATGAATTAGTACCAAAATTTAATCTTCCAATACCAATAGCATTATAATTAATACCACCAGTAATAAAAGTAGAGTCTCCAGGAGCAAGACTTAAATTAGAAGAATTATTGATGGTAAAACCAAGTGGTGCTTGTATAGTTAAAAGACCTCCAACTTTACTATTATTAATAACTCCAACTATAAATCCATCTACAGGTAGAGGTAAAGTCATAGTATTAGTACCACCAATATAACTAAGTATAGATCCACGATCACTAGATTGAACTGTATAAGCACCTGTTATTACAATTTCAGGCAAATTAGTATTAATTTTAGAATTAGTTAGGGATGAAAGTCCATAACCTGATAAAGCATCAGCATTTGCACCTGAGCTACCAGTACCAAGTAGTAATACTTTCCATATTCCAGCAGAAATACTATTATCTATTACGGTACATTGATAAAGTTGTCCTGGATTAATAGTTGCTAAAGAAATAACACCACTATTATCATAAACAGTAAATGCCAATACTCCAAAATTATATATTTGAAATGTCCTCCCAGTTCCCACTAAATTAGCTGGAGGAAAAATAAATTTATTATTAACATTAGTAGTATTTACATACATTTGCTGAGCAATTGTATACTGTGAATCTGAATTATTTTCAGGCCATGCAAAAATAAAATCATTAGTTAAAGCAATTGATGAATATCCATATTGACTAGGTGATGTAGGATATAAAGAATAGGGATTGTAAAAACTAGAAGTGCTAGATACCATTATTGTAAACTCCTTGTAAAATATCCTGAGGTTTTGCGCATTTGTTCTTCACGTTGATATTTACCTAAAGTATCGGTGTATAATTGGTCATATTTAGTACGTTCATCAGCTTTCTCATAAGGAATAGCTTCAAGTAAACAGCGATAAAGCAATAGGTTATAAGCATTATTAGTTAAAGTATTAGTCGGTGTAAGCTCACTAAGTGCTAAAGGCAATTGATAATATATTATTCTAGCTTGATAATTCTGCTTAGGAGTTGGTGTTATAAAAAAATTATAAACATCTGCTTCGGCAATATATTTAGGCTGTCCTAATATTGATTGATTAGGACTATATTTATAACAATAATCTAATGATGCTGATTTAAGCGGTGTTAAAATATTATAAACTAATGGTGTTACAAGATCAGCAGTAAAAATATAAAATGTAGATAGATTTTTATAATCAATAGGTTTTGGGAAAGTCGGTTGACTAGCCTCTAAAGTAAAATCTCTGGTAACTCGATCTTCAATAGATTTTAAATCAAGCGCAATAGATTGTTGAGCATTAGATATAAATCTTGGTATTTCATTGGATAAAGACAATGAAGAATTTTGCATATATTGCTGTATATCATTGACCAATCCAAAATAATCATTTTGGGCTAGTGGCATAGTTGTCTCCTACTTTCCTCCTATTCTTGGCAAAGTACATTAGTGTAACCTCCGTCACTATTTATACCTGCATTATTCATTGCGATAAATTTTACACTTTTATTAATCACTTGGGAATTAAAAGTTGAGAAATTAATGTTTTGCAAAATCGTAGAAGCGTTGGTATTATTAGCTCCTGGTTGTAATAATATATAAAGTGGTGTTCCATTTAATCCACCGCGAATTGTTCCTATATTTATTCCACCAACTATTATATAATTTCCACTAATAATTACCGATCCTTCACTTATAACAGTTAAATTATCTTCTAAAGTTACATTATCATAAATAAGCACTTGTAATATACCTGTACTTAAATCTGTAGCACCATTTGCTTGAGATATAGTAATGTTAGGATTAAGAATTACCGGAGAGTTATTAATTGTATAAATTACAGTATTACCGGTATTATTAAGTGTTATAGCTTCAGTAGGTTGTACATAAAAAGGACGAGGAGTATCAACCGGAAACGGATCTCCAGGTAATGCGAGTACCTTCCCTTGAGGATTTGGCTCAGTTGAGAAATCTTTATGAGCATAAAATCCATTAAAAGTTAAAGTATTACCATACCATTCATATTGTTTTCTTAAATCATAATGCATAATCTTAAAACCAGATATATCACATTTAGCAGTAGGGTGATGATTCCTAAAAGAATAAGGTTGATATCGACGATTTTTTTTATATTTCATAATAATAAAATTTTAAGCAATTAAATTCATACTGTCAAAAAATCGTAATTTTTAAAAAAATAATTTAATATTATAATATATTAAGAATATTTCATTTAAAGCCTGTGAAGTAAATTCAGTATCTCCGCAAAAAGATTAAAAATTAAATTGAAAAAGATAAGGAGTGTGCTCCGTATCTTCCTGTTCAATACCTTCCATAGATTTTGCAGCTGATTGCATTAAATGTGCCATTTTATCCAGTGATATTTCGATACCCATTATTTTATCTTTCTCAGCAAATTTAAAAGCTAAATTCGCGCAAAATGCTTCATAAAATCTACTTGGCATATTAATTATATCAGTTAAATTAACGACTTGGGGACTAAGAATTTTTAAATTAAGAATAAGATAAGAATAATCAAGCTTTCCATCAGGTACAGGCCACAAAGTAATTGAAGGATTAATATCCCTATTAAATAAATAACTTGAGACACTTCCGGTTAGATCTTTAGTGGCTATTCCTAAATATTGACTTCTACTGAGTAAACTAATCTGTCTTGATATATTATGCGTACAAAAATAAATCTCTTGTATATCTAATATAGCACCGCCAGTTTCTCTAATACGCCAATAAGGGGCTAACGAAGCTACTTTATTTACGTACCAAACTTGTTGGCCCGCAAGATAAATTTGTTGTCCTGTAGTAGTATTTGAATTTGAATAAATATTAAGCCAATTTATGCCATCAAATGAATATTCTATTGCTAAAGTATATGTCTGATTTGAGTTAGATTGAATTCCAATATAATCAAGAGCAAAACCAGGATTATTATTAAAATTATAAGCTATATAACCGTTAGACGCAGTTTGTGTACAAGAAGTTGTACTATTACCGTCAAAAGCATTTTGTGCAACTCCTGAACTGCTACTAGCAACACCCCCTAGTTGTCTGGTGATATTAACTATCGATACTTCTCGCTCAGGAACATCAGCAGTTCCAATAGGCAATTGATAACTTTTTTGACCAGTTGTCAAATTAACCATAAACGGTTGAATACTATAAAGATTATTATATTTTGCCCAATCAGTAAGTAAAATATTTAAAGAATTTATTGCACTAATAAGAGGATTTCCAACTAATTCAGGTAAAGTTAAACCAATACGTTCAAAAGACTCTATAATAATTTCATTTGCTGTTACATTTATAAAAGGGTTCAGAGTAATTGCCACTTAACTCTCCTTTATAAGGTTCCTTGCTGTGCTATAAATGCTTGAAATGTAGGAGCAGTACCAGAATTAATTACAAATCTAATTGCATAAACAGGTGCTGCAAAATTTAAATATTGTGAAGTAGTGAGAGCAGCAATTACTGTACCTGTACCAGTATTTCCTCCAGGTGCTATAATGGGAATATTAAGCCAATTATTTGTAAAATCAAATGTTGGTGGGGAAGTATAGTTTTCAAAAGGAAATAATGTATATTGTAAATCATAATTTATTGTTCCTCCTACAACAGTTTGAACCGCCCATTGAGCTTTTGAAACATTCATTGACATTTTAAAAGGAAGAGATTGAGCTGAAATACCAAAACCAACACTCATATTAGTAATATTTCCGTTAGTAATTAAAGAAGTTATCGTACTATAATATTGGATTGAA